AAGACAGTGGTGACGGGTGCGGGAATCGAACCCGCGATGCCTGGGTGAAAGCCAAGTGTTATAACCGTTTAACTAACCCGCCTTTTCTTTTTTATAAAACCTACAGCACTTTTATGAATATTAAATTTTTTAGCTATCATACTATAACTATCTTGATCGTTTAAGATTGATAATATTTGTTCTTCCGAAAGTTTCGGTTTAAATCTCGTTTTTTTTCCGGATTCAATAAAATTATTTTCATTTTGTTTTTTTCTATATTTTCCACAACAAATACGACTACAAAAGTTTGTTTTTTTTGGTTTTCTTTCAGAGTTATAATTTTTTAAACAATGCATACAATTTAAATTATATTTTGGATTATAAATATCGTACAATAAATAAAATTTTGTAGTATGATATTTGTTTTTTACATAATCAAAAATATGTTTTAAATCTTTTTTATATAAAACTTTAATTTTATATCCATTATCAATTGCTATTTGAGTTTTTATTTTAACAATTTCTGTTTCATATCCTTTAATTTCTACAATTTCACTCGTATCGGTTAAAATAAAATCTGGATAATATTTTATATTACCATCTGTTAAAAAACCCGGAAACCTACAAAAAGATATATTATTTTCTAAATTATAAATTACCCAGCACAATTCATATGTAGAACCACAATATATACCTTTATAATATCCGGTCTTACTGCGACCAGTACCTTTTCTTATTCCGCCCATATTAAATTTCCTTTAATATAATTAGAATATTCCTAGCCATTAGACAATAAAAAATTAAAAAAAGCCGATACTCAGACTTGAACTGAGAACCTTCGCGTTACAAGGGCGATGCTCTACCAATTGAGCTATGTCGGCAAATTGGCACACGAAAGTGTGCCAATATATCACTTTTTACGTAGACGAGTAACCGCTACAGCAAGAAGTCCTACAACCAATACTAAAACTGCTCCAGTGGCAGGTGTAAGTTGAAGACCTTCATCATCAGTGTCAGTTACAGCAACTTGTACCCCTTCTACGGTTACAGCTACGTCCGGAACTGCTTCACCTTCACCAGCTACTACTGGTGCTGCTGCAACGACTTCTTCAGTTTTAGGTGAATCTGTAACTGCTGTAGCTGTATCAGTTGTTTGTGTAGTTGGCGTGTTTGTTGTTTGATTATCCATTTGTTTCTCCTTCAAAATAAGTAACAATATTATATTTTTTGATAGACTGCACGTATTCCATTCTATCAATTCCTAACAGAGCAGCGGCTTCCCGATCTGATCTGGTGGCAGATGCAGCATACATTAGTAGTGCCGCCTTGGCAACATCTTTGAGACTCTTATAAATTGGTATTCCAAAAAGAGCAGTACCAGATGCTTTAATTGCTAATTCTAATTTTAAACCTATCAATTCTTCTATTGTTAGTGAATTTAACATTATTTCAAATTGTTCTGATATTTTACCATCGCGTTTTAATTTTTTCGACAACGAATAGTGTTCGCGTTTACCTTGAATTTTTCTTTTCTTCTTCCAAGTCACTTACTAATCCTAAAAGGGCATAACCCGCTATATCACGATATGGACTTTCACCAAACGCATCTTTTCTTGTAGCTATGCGAAACAATTTATCAATTATTCGTGTTATTGTTAATAGATCTCTATAGTTTTCTGGTTTAACACCGTTAGGAAATAAAATTTTTATTATCTCTTCACTTTTCGAAAAACTATCGCCATAAGCTTCTTGTTTTTCTTTTACAAGTTTACCTATTTCAGTAGCAGTTTTTATATAGTCTCTCATGCCAATAAATTAGCACATGTTTAGAAACATGTAAAGACTATCTACGTTTTCTTCTTTCCATGACTGGATTTGGAGAAGCCGGCGGTGGTTGTTCTAAATTAGAAGATGGCATTTGAGAAGTTGTATTTCCTTCTGGAGAGTTTGAATCAAGTTTTTGTTTTTCTTTTTCATAAGAAGGGGTTGTTGGCTCTTCTGGAGTTTTTGCCATATCATCTTCGAAAATATCCATATGTAACAATTCATTTGTTAAAAGATATTCAGAAAAAGCATCTTTGTCGCGCTGATCTGATAAAACATCATAAGCATCTTTTATTTGTTTTTTAATTTTATTAAACGTTCTTTGAGACATATCACGACCAGTTGTATCAAGGCCATCATCTACTTCTGGTTCTGGTTTTAATTCTGTTTTATCAGAAACTTTTGGTTCGTTTTTCTTTGCAAAAGGATCAATAAATCTTGGATCTGATTTTGCTGCTTGGCGAGCTTGACTTAATTCCGCTTCGTCTTCTTGTTCCTTTAATTCAACATCAACAGAGACTTTTTCTTCTGGTGTTTCTGTTGCAGTAATTAAATTTTTTGTTGCTTTAACAAGATTTGCTCTGAATGAATCACGTTGTTCTTTACTGGTTGTTAATTGCTTATAACTATTTTCTATTGTTGGAACAATTTTTTTAAGAAGATCTCTAAGAACATTGATCCCGGTTATAGGATGTGGTGGTTCTTCATCTTTTTCCTGCAAGAGTTTTCTTATAACTAATCGTAATTGTTTTTCTTCTTGAAGAATTTTTTCTTCACGCTCTTTCATTTTACGTTTTAATGCTTCACGTACTACTTTGCGTAATTTAATTTCTTCAATAAATTCTTTTCTGTTTACCATGAATTGTTCCTCTTGCATAATTAGCACTTTAATGCGTTCTTTTCTGGATGGTTCATCATCTCTTTTTTGAACAGAAATTCCAAGACGAGCATTATTATCACCACCGTAATTAACATTAACTTCATCAACTTCTTCTGTTTCTTCTAAATGATCTTGATTTACGTGCCCAGCAACTCCACCGCCGCTCATAGCCATTTCTTCTAGATCTTGTTCTTCTTTAATAGATTTAAAATATTCAACTTGACGAAGACGATTTTTTGCACCAGCACGACTATTATAGCAACCTAATTTTTTCTTTTTTCCTTCTTTGGTTTTCTTTTTCGAAAAGACACACCATTTATTTCCAGATTTTCTTATAATTTCATTTAACAAAGAAGGGGACAAAGGTTCCAGAACTTTTTTTTTGTTGTCTTCAAGAATTTCAATTCTGGAACGGATCAAATTCATTAATCTGATGCCTTCTTCCAGTTCAAGACGACCAGCAAAGTTCTTCATAAACGTTTCTACGTCGCCATCAATAGCGGCTTGACGCGCTTTACTGGCTGAAACTGACTGAACACCTTCGCCTTCATCAAGTCTTTCACCGGCAGAAACTATTTCAATAGATTTAAAATTATAATCTTTATTATACTTATTTAATACTTCAAACTGTTCTTTTCTATCAGAACCAACAATTACTTTTAAATTCTTGTAACCTTGTTCTGATAGATATTTGGCAGTATCAAATATAGTATTAATATTAGTATTATTTAATATATTACTGTTATATTCAGGGAAGATTTTACTAAGATAAGAGATCTTTTCCTGGATTGTTAAGGGATTTTTTTGTTTGTCTGTTGTTTTTGTTGGAACAATAAAGAAATCAGCTTTATTTTGTTTTGCTAGATCTGAAGCGACTTTAAATACAATTTCATGACCGATCGTTGGTGGATTAAATCTACCAAATGAAATGATTGCTGTCTTATTTTCAGACAGTTTATTTAATGGAGGTATTGTACCACGTGAATATTTTTTCATACCTAATATCTGATTAAGAGGAGAAAATAATCCAGTGATTTTATAGACGTCATCATTATATTTAAAAACAAACCCTTCACAAGCAGAGTTAATATTATTAACATCTTTTATTCTTTTGAATTGATTATTTAAAAAGTTTTGCGCTTCTACATTTCCAGTAGAACCAACAATATTAAAAATTTCATTTAATTCAGTCTTTAATCGATTAACTTCACTTAAGTGATCTTTAATATATGAACTTTGAAATTCTTTTAAAACACCAGCACCAAACTGGGTTGTTATTTCTTCTATTGGAGAAATGGCTTCTTTTAAAAGTTTTTTCTCTGAATTAATTATATTTCTTATTGTTTCTAATAATTCTGGTTTTCCAGATTTAATTAAAGCATCATAAACATGTTTAGAGGTTGTATTACCCTCTTTCATTAATCTCTTTAATAATTCAATTTTTACTTTTTTAGGTAATTCTACTTTTTCATCAATCTTTTTATCTAATCGATTTAAAATGTATTCTGCTAAACTTGCCTTATCCGACAAGCCACATCCTTTTAACTCGTTTTGTAACGATTTTAATGAATTCTCATAGCATCTTTTATCTTTGAGAGGACCCACTTTTCTTATATCGTTTGAACGAATTATAAAACCATCGCCAGCTTGTTCATTAAGCTGAACGTTTTCTTTTAATAATTTTTCTAATCTTAGAAATTCTTTCGAAAGAGTGTCATTAAAAACTTTTTTATTAAATTTATTTTGTTTTAAATGACCGCTTCTGTGAACAGTTATGATTGGTCTTTCATAAACCAAAACATTTGGATTTTTTGGATCTTGAATTTCACAATTATAATAATAATTGGCATTAGGACCAAATATATTGATTTGGTCTTCAATAGAAAAATTCTTAACAATATTCTCAAATACTTTTAGTGCTTCCAAAAAAGAAGACTGAACTTCTTTAACTTCTGTTAAATTAGCAACGTTGTCTGTTGATATACCGCCATTTAATATATCATCATTTTTTCTTGCTGCTTTGGCCTTTCCTTGTGTAACAGAAAAAGAAAGAAGTAGATTTTGTCCATCTAACTTCTCTGTTACTAACAATTTACCATCATTTATTTTTTTAAAAATATCTTTAATCTCTGTAAATGTCAAAGATGGATTTTCATATAAATGCTTCATATGTCTGGAAAGACCGCCCATTTATCATTCTCCGTTCGAAGCCTTGACTTCTTTCTTAGGTTGTTCTACAACTTGATCTTGTGATTTTGCTGTTTCAACAACTTTACTTTCTTCTGCTTTCTTTGTTTCTACTAAAGCGTTTTTGGTTACTGATTTTTTTGGCTTCGGCTCTGATTCTACCACCGATGGGGTCACTACTGCAACCTGTAGCTCAGGATTTTTTACAGTAAGGGTTTTTTCTGCTTCTTGTGCTTCTTTATTTTTTAAATAAATAGCTCTTTTTTTTCTTAATGCTGGTGAGGTCATTCCGTGTTTCCTTCCTTTTTAACTGGTTTGATGAATTTATCCATTAATTTTTTATTAAGTTTATTTCTTCTATCTTCAAACATATCTGTAACAGCTTCGTCATCGTCTAGACGCTTACGAGCTTGTTTTGCTTCTTTATGTTCTGGTTCTTTATTTTCCATAATATTAATTAAAACCTTTCTTTTTTCACCTTTAAGCGTATCTGTCCAATCGCGGACAAGCATTCCACCTTGCATATATGCTTCTTCTTCAGCTTTTCTTAACAAGGGATCTTTTTGTGCGTATCCTTCTTCTGTTGATACTTCTTGACCATCAAAATCACCACGGCAATGTTGTGCATGGTGGGTTAATTCGTGAGCAAAAGATCTTAATATATCTTTTGGATGTCTGTTAAGTGTAAATAATGTAACACTATTTTGATCGGGATTGTAATAAGCAGTTTTGCCAAATGGATCTACTGAATTTTCTTCGGCTTTTGTAACATAAATAATTTTAACCGGTTTTTCGAAACCAAGTTGTTGTTTAGCATACGGATAAAATGCTCTTATGAGATTTCTAATGCGTTCAATATTCATAAAAATAAATAGTAATATTCTTGGTTTATCTTCAATATCCGCCTTCAGCCGCAGATGGAGCACTCTTGCTTTTCTTTAATTTTACTTGTTTTTGAAATTCTTGAATTTCATTAATAAATTCAGTTATAACTATTTCGCCATGTTCAATATAATTGTCAACAAGAACCATAACTCTTTTCATTTCTTTAAATATCTGAACTAACATTCTTACGTCTTCTATCGCCATGTGTGCGCCTGCAGGATCAATATTGATGGTTTTTGCTATATCACCAAGTTTAGCTGAATATTTTTGTTCTTCTTCTTTTATCTTTTCATCTATTATGGGTTTGCCACGTTGCAAGGCCCTATCTGTACTATCTAGCAAGACAGTTAATAAAAGTTTTGTCTTTTCTTCTACACTATCTTCAGTAGAGGCTTTTTGAACTTGTAGAGATAGATTTTTTATATCTTGTTCTGCTTCTTGTTGTACTTTTTTAGTTGATATTGATTTTAATTGTTGTTCTAAAGTAATTCTTAATTTTTCTAACGCTGGAACATAATTATTCTTACACAATTTAAGAGTATCAAGTAGGGTATGTATATTTTCACCTTCTTGTAATAGAGGAAGACCGTATAATTGATTTCTTCCGTTTACAAATCTAAAGTCGAATCCGATATTGTGAGCCACTAAAACACTATTCGGATTTTGATTTATAATAGACAAAAAATTAGTCAACATTTCTTTTTCTGTCATGGTTGCTTTGCTTTCATCATATCCAGTATATTGTAAAATATATTTTGGATCTGTTGCCATTTTTATATCTTTTTCTAAATGTTGAAATTCTCTTTTGGCTGTCTCTATTTCTTTTTTTAAATCTTTAAGTTCTCTTTTGACTGTATCTATTTCTTGAACAGAAAATTGTTCTTTGTTTTTTGTTTGCTCTATTTGTTGGAATTCTAATTCTTCCTTCTTTTTTAACATTAAAGAATACTTTTCTTCTTTTTCTTGTTTTTTCTTTATTAGACTTTGAGAATATTTTGCATTTTTCTCATGCCACTTTAAATTTTCAGAAGTACCATCTTTAAATCTTCTTCTTGTCTCATCTGTTAGACGAGCAATTAAATTTCCTTCTGTTGCGCCTTCTTTTTGACCGCCTTTAATAATTGTATATGCTAATTGAGTTATTTGATCTTCTTTGGAGGTTAATCCAAGAGTTTCTGTATCAAAATAAATAAATGTATTATTAGATAATTGATCTAATTCGGCAATAACTTGTTTTAAATCTTCCTTTTCTGCTTTAGAAGATTTCTTTTTTGTTTCAGAATTTTCATTAATATATTTTTTCCAATTTTCTAATAATATTTTCATAAATATAAATCACCATTTACGGCAAGACCAATAACGTGCCTTTGTTCTTGGTCCTGGATTAGCACAATTATGACGAGCGCGGAAAGATTTACGGCGTTTGGGATTGCTCTTTTTGATTCTCATCTTCTTGTCACCGAAATTAACTTTCTTTACATTTCCAGTCTTTGGATCTCTTACGAAGACTTTAAATTTCTTTACATCACCACGCATGGGTTTGCCCAGAGGAACTGTTCTACCTTTATATTTTGCTTCAGTTAATAATTTATCTGTTTTGCAGTATTTACATTCATTACAAGTTTTTTCTTCTTCCATTTCGTCATATGACAGTTCTACCATACAAGATTTACCACCTTCTTCCATTCCTTCGTGGCAACCGGATGCTTCTTCTAATTGTTCTTCGGTTAGTTCTTCTTCATCTAATATTTGATAAGGAACGTTGCCGACTGCTCCATCAGCAAGACCACCAACACTCATATTGTCCGCTTCAGTTGTAAGGCCAGTTGTTGGCTTTGGACTTGAAGTACCTGTTTTTATTTGTTGTTTTTTTAATTCTTTGGCTTCTTCTTGTTGTTGTTTCTTCTTATCTTCGGCTGCTTTTTTTAAAGCAGCTGCTTCTTCTGCTGCTAATTTTGCTTTGTCTGCGGCAATTTGATCTAATGTTTTTGTCTCTATTAATATATTTTGTTTATATTTCTTCCATTCGGTTAGATAATTTTTCATTTTCATTCTTCCTTCTTAGATTTCCAAGAAACTTGTTTAGAACTCTTTTTACGCTTCATTCCGGCGCGAGTACACTGTGATGGTGTTGGACGGCACGCTGGATATTTGCTTCGTTTTTCACCTTCTCCACGACCGCAAGTTTTGCAGGTTTTCTTTCCTGTTTTCTTATCTTTACGGCAGGTATTACAATCTATCCACCCTTTGCTCTTACCTTTTTCACCATGGCGAGAAAACCAACCACGAAGACCTTGTGATTTTTCTTTTGAGAAATCAGATTTTTTCTTTTTCTTTTTTTTCTCATCAAGAATATTGTTTAATTCTTCAATTATTTCTTCATCAAGTTCCAATTCTTCATCAAGAATAGTTTCATCGATCTCAAATTCTTCTTCGTTTATTCTACCCTTCTTTTTACGGCATCTTACCAAATAGCCGGAAGCATAGGCAGAAGGCCATACTTTATATTTTGCTCTTGCTTTATAATAACAGGCATCTTTTTTCCGTTTTTTCTTTTTCTTTGCTTCTTCAAGAGTTTTTTGAAAATTAAGTATCTCTTCTTCGATACTCATATCACTATCATATGCTTGAAGTTTTAGATTTGACAAAGTCTCTAAGTATCCTTGATTACGAAGCATCTTAAATACAAGATTTTCGGTAGAATACTCACCTTCAGTCTCTAATCCTGCTTGACGATACTTTTTAATTTTCTTTTTAAGATTATCAATACCGGTTTTAGCCTTTTGATAATCTTTTTTACCTATTAGTTCCGAAAGTTTATTTATTTGTTCAATAAAACTTTCTGTTTTATTGATTACATCATCATAATTTACATCTTGTCTCTTAAACGTTGGTTGCGACACCCATTTATCGTTTAATATTGAATAAACACCAGTAGAATAATGTGGTTCATTAAGATCTTGTATATAAACTTCAACTTCATGGCCAACAATCATAATATTGTGATTTTTATTCCATATTTCTTTTTTAGCATTAAAATAATCTTTAAATGCTTCGCGATATTCATCTGGAATTTCATTAAAATCTAATAAAACATGTAAATCTATGTCAGAAAATTGATTCCAATTGAAATTTGCTATAGAACCAGTTAAAATTATATCTTTTATTTTTAAAGGATACTCAAAGCCACGAATAAAGTCTTCAGCTATTTGTTTTAATTTTAAAACAACATTATGATTGAGTTTTTTAGTATTTGGATCCCACAATTTTGGATACAAATCAGCCTTTGGGGCCAAAACAGATGGATCAACTTGAGATTTTGTAGCGAGTTCGTTCATTTTTCTATCTTTTTTAGTTTTTTATAATAATTAGGATCTTCACTCAAATGATCTTTGGCAATTTCTTTGGCTACTTGACGATCTTTTGTATGTTCCATTTCGTGTTTGATGCCATCTTCAAGATCTTTTTTATCAAAATCACTATCGGGACGATAATCTCCCTTTCCACCGTGAAGTTTTTCTTTGTCTTTTATGATAATTTTAATTTTTTCCATAAATTTTCACTTTTTTGTTGGTAATATTTTTGAAATTTGTCTAAAAACTGGAGTATCATCTTCTAAAACGCTAAAAATTTCCCAAGTTGCTGCACAGACAGGTTCGCATCCGTATTTTTCTGCTGATTTTACTTGAAAATCTTCAATATTTTGGATTAAATTTGGATTTCCATAATCACACCAGAATAATTTTCCTTGAAAATCTTGAAAAACACATACGGCATGAGATTGATATGTGTCATCCGGCCATTTACCCTTCATCGTATAGAAAGAAAGCCATACTTTTTTTGCTAATTTTGATTTTTTTATTGCTACACACCAATAAATCGCATGATCATCACAGTCTCCAAACATAACTTTGTTTTCTAAACGACACTGTATGGTTCTTGGGTGTATCATGTAATCTTTAAAGACATTTGCTACATTATCATGTTTATAAAATTTTCCATAATTTAATGCTTTTATTATATCTTCAAATTTATAATAAATTGGAACTTCACATTTTGGAAGATTTTGTGAAATTTTTATAGTTATAACATAATATAGTCTGCTAAACCAAGTAAAATTATATATAAATTGTATAAATCTATCCTTAAAACTCACTTTAAGTTCTCCAAGGCAGCAAATATTATAGTTGGTAAATCTGGAACTATTTTGTATTTAGATAAATCTTTTGGATTTACCCACATAAAATCATCGTGTTCAAAATCTAGTTTTGGTTCTCCAGAAAATTTTGTTGTATAGAAAAAAGCGTGTTCTTTTTCTTTACTCACTTTTGGAAGCAACACTAAATCTGCCGGAGACACTGTTAAGTTTGCTTCTTCTTTACACTCACGCGAAGCTGCTTGTTTAGGATTTTCTCCAGCATCTAATTTTCCACCGGGAAGTCCATAATGTCCTGGCATCCAAGCATCAGTAGAAGAGCGTTTTAATATTAAGACATTACCATCTTTTATTATAACAACATGAGCACTGCTAAAATTGTTTTCTTTATTATTAATTTTTATTAAAATTTTAGACATAAAAATACCCCGGTAGACTAAATAAATAGTTTACCGGGGTGACTGATTACGATATTTTTTCTATATAATCTATAGGTATATCTTTTAAGTATATATTTTCTGTTTGTATTAATATGTCATATAATTTTAAAAGTTTTTTTCTTTTTACCACTATTGCTAATTGAATTTTTACTGCTGATAGAGGTTTATATATTACTAAATCTCCAACATCAAATACATCAGTCCGGGTCTTTTTTGCTACTGTCATTTGTATCTACATAATAATTGTAATCTACATCAGTATTATTGACATATTCAAAAGTATAACTTGATGGATCGTCATCATAATAAGTATCATATTTATCATCGTATTTTGTTTTATCAGTTTCTTTTATCTCCCACTGATTTGGGTCATCATTTTTTTTCTCTACTTTTTCTATTTTTGGTTCTGGAGCAAATATATGTTTCAACATTTTATCGGTAGATTTCTTTTTAAAATCTTCCCATTCTTGTAATTCTTTACCTGCCTTTGCCATATTGTTTCTAAGACTAGCAAGAGATTGAGAAGAGTGAATTAAATGATCAGACTTAAACCATTCATAATAATGACCTGGCTTGAGATGACCCAAACCATCAACAAACTCAACTCTCACAGCATATAAAAATTTTCCAGGACGATCTTCGTCTTCTGATATGTTGGATATGCATCCAATTTTATCTAAAAAATCTTTATAAATATCTTGTGAGTTTCTCCATTGTTCCCATTTTAAATCTGGTGTTGGTGTAATCTGAACCCAATCTCCTACTTTGAACATTTGTCTTCTCCGCTAATAATAAAAAATAAAAATATTAAATGAGGTACTGTTGTTATAATAATTAATATTATTAAATATATTGTAACATAGTCCACATATTAAATATGTGTTTTATATGTGCGTTTGCAATTTGGACATTTAGAAATTATATCATTATTTTCGATATTTAATAAAGAATATGTTTCTCGTGAACAATCTAGACAAATTGGATTAGCAAAAGCCAGTTGCTTTTCCATTAATTCTTCTGGTGTATCCACGAAAAAATCTTCTGATGAATATTCATCTTTTAAATATTCATTCCAATATTTATTCAGTTCTTCTTCTTCATCTTTATCCATTTTAATTCTCGTAAAATCCTTTGGTGACATAGAAATTTTATATGACGTCAATAATGCGATAAGTATATCATTAAACATTTTTATGATCACTAATATTAATTAATAATACCAAAATCATTTCGCATTTTTAAAACCGATAAATTTTTTCCTTTTGCTTCCACATCAACATCAATTTTATTTTCCATAATTAATTGTTTTTGAACTTCCGGAATTTGATGAATATAATAGCTATGTTTACGGCGTTCTGTAAACGAACCGTTTTCTAGACCAATCTCAGTATTACTTAGATGCTGAAGAGGCTTGATGTTTCCCCATGTTTTCATCGCTTCATAGCACGCAGTAGAAACGTCCATATCGCCCGTATTGAATGTGTAGTGGTGCGAATCCCATACGATCGGAGTGCCTGTTTTATCGTGGATTTTAAGAAGTTCTGGAACACTATAAGAACTTTCATCATTCTCAAGTGTTAAACGTTTACGTGTCTGTTCGGGTAGGGAATTAATTGTTGTAATTGCTCGTTCGATGTTTCCACGTTTACCACCATGAATATTAATTGCATAATAAGGCGAATGATCAAAGCCCATCTGATCAAACATCCAAGCATGATAATTTAATTCTTTAATTGTATTTTTAATTACATCATCACTGTCACTGCTGATCACAGCGAATTGACCGGGATGACAAGTTACACGAATATTGTTCTTCTTGAACATGTCGCCAAGAAGTTTAAACTTATTTAGTAATTCTACACTTGATTTAGCAATATCTTCACAAAATTCAAATAACGGAAGAACATTGCTAGACATGCGGAATGATTTAATATTAGCCGCATTAAGTTTGGGAACAAGTCTCAATAATTCATTAACATTATTGAGATATGTTTGACGTATCATTTCTTCGCTATACTTGCCTTTTTTGAAGGCACCAAGTTGAAGTAATTTTTCGTCAATTGAATTTTCATAAACAATAGAACCATCTCGTTTTGTACGAGGTTCCAACCATTGACAACACACAGTTAAGCTCATGCAGCCTCCGAACCCGGAGACTAGCATGCCTAGGATGGCAAAGCAAGCAGATTACTTTTGGATTGGATAGTGTAAAATATATCCGTCAAGGATCATTTTTCTTAGTGAAGAATTTATAATACTTGTCTTAGATAAATCGGTTGATGGATTTTCTCCATCAAGCGTCCACTCTATTGTTGAAATATTATTTTGTATATTTACAATTATTCCTCTTCTACGAATGAACTCTTCTGATTTTAATGGATTTATTATCTGTTGTATCAACAGATCTCCAACATTAATATTTCTAAATTCGTATGGTGATTTCATTATCATGCTTCGTATGTGGTCATATATATTTCAGATAATACTTTAATTCTTTCAGCAGTTAATTTTAATATTTCATCTACGCTTTCTACATCAGCATCTTTTTTATTATAATTTTTTTTTGCTGCTTCCCACTTCTGATCTAGCTCTTCAAGTTGCAATTGTAACTCAAGTTGACGGAAAGGAGTAGAAGTATTTTTTTTCATTAGAAGTACCTTTATTTAACTACTTTGTAATATCCAAAAATTTCATTTTCTATACGCCATTTTATTATCGATTCAAATATTTCTGTTTCTAAAGCCATATCATTCCACAATACTGAATATACGTATTCTCCATCTAAAGCATCAAAATATACGCCAGTTATTAATCCGGAAGACAAGTTTAATCCATCAACATATTCTGTTAATAAGTCTCCTATAGAATATAATGGCGGTTCATTCATTTTTTATTATTTTACAACAAACTTTTAACTTTCTAGCAAGAGTGGTCTCAGAAAACAAATCATCCATTTGCGAACGAGACCAGTAGATTTTATAAAACAAAACATTATCACCATAGATATGATAAATTATTCCAATATCATGGCGAGAAGTTTCTAAATCATTTGGACAATAATGAATCAAGTCTCCAATAATTATATTTTTAAGAATTTGTTTTTTAGCTGTTGTCATTCTGCGGAACTTAGCAGAATTAATCTTGGCCGTCAAGATCTTCAAGTTCTTCTTCGTTTTCCATTTCTTCATCGCTATTTTGCTCAACCATATATTCCATTACAGAATGCATATAATCACTAGCAAGAGTAATATAAGAAGAAACCCACCCTGGAAGTTCATCATTTTTATCAAATGATTTATAAATGATTAAACCATTTTTGATCATATCACGAAGCTCGCCTTTTGCCATTTTGCCTTCATGATCTTGCATGTGTTTACGACCCATTTCAGCAGCTTCGGTTTTTTGCTGAGATTCTTCTACTGCTTGTTCGATCATTTCAAGTAATATTTTATTATCTGATTTCATTTTAATTCCTCATTTAAATGGCCAAGCATCATCAACAGCAAGCATACGATTAAGTACATTTATTTCTTTATCTAATTCTGCTTTTGTTTTTTGTAACATAGGAGTATCAGCAGCTTGACCTGACATTATTGCTTTTAAATATTTAACTTCAAGTGCAATCATTTTTGTTATTTGAGAAACCAAATCTTTATGGCCCTTCATTTTAAGTTTAATTTTTTTGCCAGTTAATTTAGCAGAAACGATATTTCTTATATTATCTGTAAATTGTTGCAATGCATCTTGTCGAACTTGTTCATCACTTTGATCTTCGATACTGCCGGCGTCTTCACCTTCTCTTACGCCTATTTTTCCAATTCTAAATCCCTTTTGTCTGCCATCTCCAACTCCATGATCTTCTATAAAATGGGGTATTTGATATTTTGCCGGTTCTTCATTATAAGCAATAACCTTACCCATTTTATATTCTTGATTATGTTTTCTCATTTAATTTCTCCAAATATCTTTATTAATTATTCCTTATCTAATTATAATACATGGGAACAAAAAAATTAATTACTCCTAAAATCATAAAAAGAATTTATCTCATAGTCTATGATCAGCAAGAGTTCTTTGGTTACGATCCAAATACGCCAATAAAAGCTTTTAAAACAAAAAAATCTGCAGAAATATACGCAGCAACAAGAAATTTTGAATTTCAAACAATTTGTATGCTTGATGAAGAAGACTATGAAAGTTATGTTCTATCTAACAATTATTCTGATTATGTTATTTCAGTAAGCGATTTTCGAGACGCCCACGGTTTTATTAAAGAAGAGATGTTAAGATTACAAAGAAATAAAATGTCATCAAATCTATGGGAAATCTTAAACAATATAAAGCCGTTTAAAGTTATACCGATTGAATATATAACTGATTCAAAAGATCTTTAAACATCGATTTGGTCAATAACATGTGTACTGCTAAAGGATAATTCGCGATAGAATTTTTTCACGAATTCCTTGGTTATTTTGGCAATTTCTTTTTTGGCGTCTTTATCTTTCAGCATTTTTTCGAATTCATCACGAACAAGCTTGCGGATCTCTTCTTTTGTGAGTTCTTCTGTAAGGATTGTGCTTTCTTTTAGTATAACTTTAATCTTGTTCATAATGATATTTTCCTGCAATTGATCGTTTACAGAAGTATATAGAATTGACAAAGCATAATTATAAAATTTCGGATTATATGTTTTTATCGTTTCTAAATTATCTTTTATATTATTCATATACGTTTTAATGTTTTGCTGTTCAAGTTCTTTGTATAACTGTTTTTCTTCGGCGGATAATTGAGAGCCAACTAATTTCTTTAAAAGAACTTTTTTTGCAAAAGGTAGTTGCTCTGGTTCAATATTTAGAATATTGATCATGTCATTAAATAAAGTAACAGAATTCTGTGCATATGTTTGAATTTCATTTGGATTATCGTTTGGCGTAGCACCAAGAGAAGTTGCACGTGGTGCGGCTCCATATGATGATAATCCAGTTGCTTGTCTAACTATGTTGACAAATAAATGTTGAAACTCATGATAAACAGTTCTCTTTGTAAGAGATAATTCCTTATCGATAGTTTTAAACAATTCTTCAACATTACTTTGAAATACAAGACCTTCAAATGGTTCAACATTATAATTGACAGAGATGCTCATGGATTCATAATCCATAATTCCGTGATACTTATCTTCTTTTCTTGAAAGTTCTAGGAGCATTTTAATGTCTTTAAAACCGGTTGAATCAAGATAGGCTTGCATTGCCTTGGTTGCTCGCTTTTGACCCATCCCAGCTGATTTAAATGCGTTTACAGCTGTTTCTTGTTTTAAGATGTGTGGAATTATTTTTTCACTTGGCAGAGAAGCAATTTCATATATTATTTTTTGAGACAAATCAGAATCTAAATTGCTTTTAAAATCTGCAGCAGATATAGGACTTTTACCAACAAGTAGATCACTATATTGTTCTTTAAATCTATCAAGAGCAATTTTGTATAAATTGGTGCCTTTTTTATTTTTTGATTCTTTCTTATTATTATGAACCAAGAATATTTCAACAAGTTTTAAATAATTTAATTTATAGAAATTCGAAATGCCATCAACCAAATCATCGCTGACGGATATTGTTCGTCTTTCTTGAAGTTTAACTTTTATCATTTTGCTTTAAATATAATAGTATCTTTTTCTTTTAATTGTTCTTCAGTTTCTGTTGCAACGTTTTCATTTCCGGGTTTACGCACACCAAAGAAAAACATTCCACCAGCAGATTTATAATTTACAATAACAAATTCTTGTCCTTTATCATTTTTTACATCAAAATGATTGTTCATTTCTTTTGTAAAATTATTTCTTAATTCATCTAATTTTAGCGTATTATTCATATTCTTATATGCACTAAAAACTTCACTCAATATTGAACCGATTTGACTATCTGCTGTAAACGTATAGCGTACCGGTGGCTTTGTTGGATCGATCGAAGGATAATATTTTTGTTTGAATACAAGTCCACCAGCAAGCTTTTTCTTTGCTTCTTCTAATTTATCGTGATATTTTTGTTTTTTATCTACATCTGTACCGGTGCCTTTATCTAGATTAGAAAATGAACCAGGTGTCTTACTTGTTATTAAATCTTTTATGCCAATCTTAACGTTATAGGCTCCGGGAGCGTTTTGACCTTGTATTAGTGCGCCCGTTGTACTAGCAAGCAGTTCAGCAAGGCTTTTACCATCTTTAAAAGTTATTTTTGTTGCCAGACTTGCTCCGGATGTATCTCCAATATTATATATATTTGCTAGATTTCTTGCTCGTCCATGATGTTCAACAACTTGATACACCGGTGTATTATCTCTTTGCTTATCAAGTCCTCTCGGTTCCAATATAAGTTCTGGTGGTTCTGTTTTTACTATACTCGAAAGGGCTGACATCATTCTTAATGCTCGTCTTTGTATATCGAATTTTTCTTCTTTAGAAGCCAAGATTTGTTTCTGTTCTTCTTCGGTTGGTTTAATTATAATTCTTTCTATATCTGCCGGTGGAACAGTTAGTCTTAAGAATTGCTGAGAATTCACGTTTGCCATCTGTGGATTTAGTTGTTCTTCTTCAACAAGCAATTCACGTTTTGGTTTTGCAAAACTATGCCAAGCATTATAAAATTGTTTGTAATTTGTCATATGATATAAATAGGCAAAAAGAAAAATCCCGGAAAAATTCCCAGGAAATTTTTTTCGATGCCCGATTTTTAGAGATGTTTTAGATTTTTTGAGAATTCTTGACGCAGTGCGAAAAGTCAAAATCTCTAAAAATTTCCCGTGTGTTGTGGGGGTACTTAGTACAGATCACCCACCCTCCCACCTATAGGGACATACATTCCGGGGAATGGGGGACCTGTGTCCCCCGTCACAGTATACAGTTGATCAATCGTTCCAGTGCGCAGTAGCAATAGTGATCACGCGACAAGGCCATTCACGATCAGCTGTAGGATAGATGCCAGCGTCACGCATGCGCTCAACCTGAAACGCTGTATAGATCAAAGAGATGATCGGGTCACGGCTGAAAGGTGAACGGAGATACATAAAGTTTTGCACTGTGTATCCTTTCAAGCGTTGGCAGCGGGGATATATTCGCACACTTCGTTGATCAGTTCATTGATCAGATCAGCACAATAGGCAATCTCATCGTGATCATCGTTGTCGAAAGCCACAAGCAAACAGCAGTCAAGCTGACGGAAAGATTGCATCATGGCGATATTGGAGAACTGTTCGGCGAGGTGCTTGGCGTTGTTCATGCGATCACTGTATCCCGATCACGTGGAGATCACAAGCGCAAGAACAGAAAGTTGTGATGCAGGTCACACTTGCAAGGATCATGCCAGCGGGCACAAACCGGGTCGGCGCCCCTGGCATGGTTTATGCAAGGGGATCCGGTAGGGTCACAGATCCCAGTTGAAATCCCAGTTGACGGAACGCATATTCTGTGCGTTGGCGATCGTCAGTTGCGACTGATACACCCGAAAGGATGCATCGCCATCGTGATCCGCTTCTTCGTTGACAGCGTCAAGGATCTGTGCTGCTTCCGAGCGGCGGATCGCACGGTTCCACGCTGCCTTGGCATTACGACGCAGAGACGGCGTGCCGTTGCACATCGGGCACATGCACGACTGATAGCCCTTGCGGGCGTGGTTGTAGTTGGCGAGGGTGCGAGCGGTGTTCATAGGTGATCCTTAGCAGAGAGATCGTGAGGTGTCAATCAGTAATCGGCGGTGTTGTAGGCTTCCCAGATCAGGTGCTGCAACGCGCAATCGTATTCGTTGTGTTCCTGCTGATTCCAGATCTGGAACGCATAGGAATCAAAGAGCGGAGCACCGTCGTTGATCGTTTCGTCATCGTTGAAAAGAGCTTCAACGTGCGAGCGGTCGCAGATCAAACGATCGTAATCGTTGCAACCGACAAAGAAGTTAGCGGGAGGAAGGACGGCACCGGGCTTGGTCGTGTTGTTCATGCGATCA